CAATGCGACCTGTGCGGCACCATTTGTAGTAGCCAGACCAGCCTGAGTTGTAGCCAATGCGACTTGCGCTGCACCATTTGTAGTAGCCAGTGCAGCCTGTGTCGCTGCAGTAGTGGCACTAGTAGCAGATGCAGTAGCACTAGTAGCAGATGCAGTAGCAGATGTTTGGGCAGCGTTAGAACTTGCAGTCGCTGAAGTTGCTGAAGCCGCTGCACTTGTTTCTGAGGCTGCTGCATTTGTCTCTGAAGCAGCGGCTTGATTGACACTCGATTCGATTGCCACACTGTTTGTGCTACCGATTCCGGTTTCAGAATAAAAAGATGATGCCATGGCTATTAGTCTCCGTAAACTACTGTTGGTCGCATTACCTGACTGACGCCTGATTGTTCTGCAGAATTACTTTGTTCTTGTACTTCAGCAAGAAACTGCGCTGACTTCTGTTCAAAAAGTGCGGCTCTCTCATCCATGAAATAATCTGCAGCATAAGAAAGCGCAGTGTATGTAAGTATGTCTGAGGCTATAGCAGTAAGAGAATTAGTGTCCGAATCTGAGGTAAGGCTTGGGAACTCAGCATAGTAGTCTAGGTATACTGTCCCTGTGGTGGGTTGTGGGTGGAGGAGGATCTTAGCTTGCTGACGACACATCTGTCTCGGTATGCCCTGTTCTCCAGTCTTCTGTGCCTGTATCATCTCGTGATGTGGAATGCGTGTGACAGCAACACCATCCATATAGACACTTATTATTTCTAGTAGATTTGTAGGTATAGTGACATAGCCTGTTTGACCTGAGATAGTGTAAGTCTGTTGTGCCTCCTGTGCAGGAGTTCTCAGTACTCTTTGTATTCTGGTCGTCGCTTGGTCAATGAAAGTATCGGCAAGCGCATCAGGGCAGTCACTGCGATTTAAAAGGGCCTTAAAGTGCGCCCTGATTTGTCCTTTGTTCATTTAGTACCTCTTAGATTTAGTCACTTTCTTCTTTTTCTTTGTGACCTTCTTTTTCTTCTTTGGCGGTCTGCCAACTTTAGATCCGTAAGTTCCAATTCCACGAGGCATATTAAACCTTCCTCTTCTTAGTAGGCTTCTTTTTCTTAACAGGCTTTTTGGCAGTCAGTGCCGCTTTGCGAAATGCTGCGTCAGTCGGAGCGCCCTTGTCGCCCTTCTTTCGCATTGGCTTTCCAGACTTGCGTCGTTTAGCGATGTTCTCGTATAGGCTCATGTCAGGTCCTCTTTGACTTGGCACCACTGCACTTCCATCGTTTTCTCGACAAGTTCAGAGGTGAATTAGGGTTCTTTGCGGCTTTCGGATGTTTCTTCTTCTGCGCTAGTGATCTGGCACAGTAAGCGTCACCCTTCTTCGTCCCTGCGCGGACTCGAGGTCCTCCGTCTTTCGCTTTGCCCGATTGACCGTAGGAAACACGTTTGCCACTTTTTGTGACTTTGACTTTTGCCTTACCTGTTCTCGGGGTTGCCATTGTTAAACCTTCCGATCCGTTGCCATGAACGCATCAAGGTTTTCTCTTTTCAATCTTGCGACGATATCCTTACCTGTGGCTTGCCAGAGGTCGAAGCCTTCTCGCATCCACTTCTCAACTACCACAGTCGGTATTGAGGCAACTCTATGGAAATCACCCATAGGCTTAGAAGAACTTTCATTACGAGCATCTTTCAGATCATCTAGGAATGTTTGGGAGATGTTCTGAGTATGTTTTCTTGTGATATCACCGACTTCAAATATGAAATCTGTGTTGGACTGTGTGAGGTCAGTGATCTTATCTTTTGTAGAATTTAGTAGCATGGGCCATCCTTGAAAATAAAAAGGACCGCACCAGACACACAGTAAGGAGAGCAAAACCCATGTGATCTAGTGCGGCCCAACAAGAACCGAGGTTCTATTCGGTATTAGGTGAGAGCGTTAATCTGTACGCTATCGCCGTGGTTCATGTGCTTGACGGACATTTCTCCGACGACAAAATGCTTGTCGCTGTCGCCGTCTTTCGCCAATAGTGTTCGTGTGAACGGACGAAGTGTACATGTTTTAAACATGGACGGATCGATCAATAGCGCATGTGTTGCTTCTAGGTGTCTGTTCAAAACAACACGGTACTCACCGTATGGAGACACATACAAGTCAATCGCATTTACCAATGTTTTGCCTTGGGCAATTTCACGGTTACGACCAGAACTTGCTGAGAACCCTGCTACGATTTGAGCGTCTGCAGGTTTGATCATGAAAGTGTCTACGTCTGAGCCGTTGTTGTATGCAGTTTGACCTGCAGACAATAACATCGCCTCAGTCAAGGCACCAGAGCCACCTGCTTGTACAGTAGAGATCTGGTTGATAACACTCTGTGCTTTACGAGCCGCACTTGACGTACCTGCTACGGCTGCTTGGTCTGCACCCACGAGCATAAATTCTGCATCTCGCTTGATTTCCTTGAGGGCTTTACCAAGTTGATGGGCCGTTTCCTTCGCACGACCATAGGTGCCAACAGCGTCTGAAGTTGCAGACACTTGGAAAGCCTTGGTCAGGATCTGAGTATTGTTTGTGCGTTCAACAGCGTTGGCTAAAGTAGCCATTGAAGCCGAGGCTCCTTCTACTGCCGCATTGACTCCGGCAGATGCCAAAGAATCCTCAAGCCAAGAGAATGTCCTAGCAGACACTTTCTCGTCTTTGAACATGGTCATGGCAGGAGTATCGAAGGGAGTTATGTCAGTAATACAAATGTTCATCTAAGGTCGTTAATCTTAGACCGACTTTCGTCAGCTATATGTCGCCATATAGATCAGACCATATCTTCACCCTATTTCTAGGGGCTGTGCGCTTCGGACTACTTAGCCCTACTCCATTTCTGGATGGTCGTTGCACCTTCCTCTTTCGAGGCTTGGCTCAGGATTGTCTACTAGAGATGTTCCCTGAGTTCACACAGTTTATTTTGACAGATTACTCTGAAAAGACACCATCACTTAATGTCTGCGACACTCTCTTTTTTCCCTACCTGATCGTAGGTTGTATAAGTAGTCATTTTTAAGTTTCCTTAAAGTTAGATAAGATTGAAGTGGAAAGACTAACTTTCCCAACGTGCCATTAGGGCATCTGCAATGTCATCCATACCACCGCCGTACTTTGGATTATTTCGAAGTTTTTCCTGCGCCCTCTGGGCATTGGCCTTCTTAATCTGAGTTTTGGTAGGTGGGGATTTCTTAGAACTCAAAACTTTTGTCTTCTTTGTCTTTTTAGTCACTTTGGCTTTAGCCTTCTTTGATTGGGCCGTCGCTTTAGTTTCATCATAAAGACGAGCCTTGTTTAGCAACATGATCACGTTTGGATCTGTGTACTGATCTACTTGGTTTTGAGGTAGGCCGTTTTTGACTGCATACGTCCTGATGTCGTTATACATCTCGTTGCCCCAGTCTGGAATTGTGTCCTCTAACACACGAATACATTCTTTCGCGGCTTGTTGGACTGCAGACTGTTGCTGAGTTTGCATCTCTTGCAGCAAGGCGTTGCTTTCTTCCTCGAGGAACTTTACGTCCTCTTCGGCCTGACGCGCATCTTGCCTTAATTGGGCAAATGTTTCAGTGTCCATCTGGGACTGAGCAACCATCATGTCCATATCGGAATATGGCTTTAATCGCTCTTGAGCGCGTTCTAAGAGTTTCTGATATGACACCGTAGTCCTCACAAAGTCTTTGTCTGCGATTTTACGTTGTTCGGCTAAGTCTTGAGACTTTTTAGTGAGAGATGCTTCCTGACCTGCCAGTCGCTTCAAGTCTTTCACAGATACCTGTTTGGTTTCACCGTTGACCTTGAGTTCAACAACTGTGTCGTCCGAGGCGACTTCCACTTCTTCAGTGGTATCGTCTTCCTCATCGTCCTCATCGTCGTCTTCTTCTTGGTCTTCGGTTTCTTCCTCTTCATCAGGGTCCGCTTCGTACTCTTCGTCGTCTTCGAGTTCTTCTGCTTCCTCAATTTCAACTTCTTCTACGTCTGTCTCATCGACGTCTTCAGTTGTTGCCTCCACTTCTTCGTCTTCAGATGGCTTTTCAGCGTCTTCCCAACGATTTAGGATGGCGTCAGCCGCGTCACTGAGATCCAGTGCGCGAGGTTCAGATTCGGTCTTTTGCACGTTTGACATGGTGCTAGTCCTCTTCTTGGCTAGTGTCGCCGTTCTCTTTGATGCTATCTCGCACCGCGACTTTATGTTTAAAATGGTTCACCACGTCTACAAGTGCGCGATAGTGGCGATATGAAATCTCACGTTTTTCAGCTTCGTGAGGCTCTGTGTTGACGAATGCTTTGAAAGCCTCGTCTACTAGTTCGTTAATAGTGGCGTTGAATGCCGAGGATCCTAAGATTTGCTCGACCTCATCGCCCTGCTGAATCATTTGCTCTTCTTGTGTTTTCATAGTTCCTATCCGTTAGGGCTTGCTATTGCTCGGACATCTTCAGCATTTCTAGCGATCTCGAGTTCTTCGAGGTTCACCATTTCTTTATGCTGCTGTTGGCTCTCTTGGAGATCCATCTTGTCCGACTTAATGGCGTAATCTCTCTCTGCCTTGAGTGCATCAAGTTCGAGTTTCATACGACCAATCTCTGCTTCAAAGGCTGTCTTCTGTTCGGCAACCTGAGTTTGACGATCCGAGATCTCAAGTTGCTTCTGCGCCATTTGCATCTGCATCTGTTGATTTGGATCTGGTTGTGGTGGTGGGATCATCTTCGGATCTTTTAAGAAGTCAGCTACGTTCTTGATCCCTGACATATCGAGGATCTTGGCAAGCATCTGATGCTTCTGTTCGGGTCCGTACATTTGACCTAAAGTTGGGTCCTGAGAGAACAGTGAGTGAAACATCAGATGCTTTGTGATCTGCGTCTCCTGTTCACCGTAACCGAGGTTAAACTCAACCATCACGTCACGTTTGTCTGACCACTGTGCAGGTGTGATATTCACATACATTCCTGCTAACTCAACGATCTTCTCGTCTGTCTCGTTCTCTACGCAGATCTGGTAGACCTTGAGAAAGAGAGGTTTTAAGAAGTTGTTGGCAAAGTTTCTAGCAATGATCTTTTGCCTTTGTTGGCTCATGCTTGCTAGTTGTTCGACCATTGCAGCCGAATTTTGGTGACTAATGGCGTCTTTGTTTAATCCCTGTGACAATCGAGAAACACCACTTGTATCCTCTTTGTCTTGATCCAACATGCTTATCGTTTGGAACACAAATGGATTGAGACTTGCTTGAGGCATTGGGTTGATTGCGTCGGGCCTAGTCACATTGACAATGCCGCCAACGCGATTGTCGATAAGTTCGCGTGGGTTAGTAAGACCGCCTTTAACGACTGTATATCTAGGGTTGTTGGTGACCATAGCGTGGTCGAGGATGGAGCGTGTTAGAACTGTACGTGCATTCTGTATCGCAACCAGTTTGTCTGCAAAGTTGTTACCATGGAAGGCGTGTGGAATAGGTAGAGGAACAAAAGCCACGAATGGCAATCTTTGGACCTCTTCACACTCCAACATTGTACCACCGGACTTAACTATACGATAAAGAGAACAAACGCCCTCTCCATACTTATCAAGTTCCATGAAAGCCTCGACGACAGTCACCTGTCTGGACATCTTCTGGCTGCTGTTTGTATTAAAACCTCGGTCTGCACCGATCTCGTTAAAACGCGATAGGATCTCTGGATCATTGTCGAAGTCATTGTCTTCGTCATTGATGTCCATAACCACATCTTCGTCATAGCCCATCTCGATTAGATCTGAGAGTGACTTCTTGGTTCTGTGGGCCAGAAACATGGCACTTTCTAATGATTTACACTGAGGCTCAATTAGAAACTCTTCTGGAGCAACAGCCTCGATCTTGACCTGTGATGTGTCTCTATAGATCCGAAGTTGACCATTGTTCATTCCGTATTCGTCTGTCTCAACCTCTTCGATCTCAGTCATCTCATCTGCGAGACGCATGTCTAGTTCTTCTTCTGTGAGATCCTCAATGTCTTCGAGATGACTTTCAGTCCTCTGGTCCCAGTAGACTTTGCAGATACCTGCCCTTGCAATCAGTCCATCATGAATCACTGTCTGCATCGTTTCGAAAAGATTATTTTGCCGATGAAGTACGTAGTCTGTGTACTCTGTGCAGACTTCAGCCATCTTTACGTCGTCAACATTCTGAGGGGCGAAGCGAAGAGTTTTGTTACCTGTGCTAAAGGTTTCGAGGAGTGCAGCCTTCATTGACTCGACGGCATCGTAAACGTCTTGTGAAACGTACTTAGAGTTCCCATCATGTGCAGGTTTAGGTAGATGGGCTGAGTAGTAGTCCATAACCTTTTGCCGCTCTTTCGACAGTTCACTATCGTAGTAGCCTATTGATCGTCTCAAGTTCTGATCGACTATTGATAGTATCTTCTCGTCATCAAGTTTTTGTAATTCTTCTGATTTCATATCTAAACCATCTCAATGTAAAATTCATCGACTGCATCTATTGGTGTCCAGACACCTTCGTGAATGTGATTGGCGAGTGCTAAACTCATTACACAGTCGTCAAAGCAACCACTCTCTGCTTCCATACCGCCGCTGTTGTTGACGATATATGTAAGCATTTCGCGGATAGTGACTTTATCGTTAAGTTCGATTGTTCCATCCCTAGTCGTTGCCCTCAGTTCATCGATGACAAGTGGTTTAGTTTTGGAGGTTGTTGTGAAACCGAGTTTTACGGTCTCTTTGTCTGTAAGTTTATCGACTTGGATCTCAGTGTAGAAATTTGGATAAGCCATGTCTTTACCGAGCCTTGTGCAGGTCAGTATGCCGTGACTGTTGTTCTCTACAATTATAAGAGCCTCGTTGAAGAACGTACCTAAAGCAAAAAGAACTTCTGCAAAGTAGTCAGGATGCACTCTGGCTCGATATGTGGCTACTTGCCTTTTCTTCGAGTCCAAGACTTGTGCTACACTCCAGTCTCCACCGGACACGCCCATAGCGACATCTGCACCAATCGTATATTTCTCTCCGGCATCATGTTTCTTGTAGAGTGATAGTTCGCCTCTAGGGTTCTCTAGCCACTCATCGCCTTCAAGCGCCAGTCGATTGATAGGGTCTGGAGCATCGTTGAGAGACTCTTGTAATGTCTCTGGATTAAACACTGGTCTCCCAGTTGTGAGGAAGGCTTCTTCAGCCTCGATAGGGTACTCTTGTTTGAATAGATCAATTCCGTTCTGGGCGATCTTCCGTCGCCTAAACATAAGTTGCTCATCATCGAGACCATAATTCTCAACTAGTTCTTCCTCTTCTGGTGTCTGTTCGAAGTTCTCAGGAACTGGTTCCCGATAGTCGGGGTCTAAATGCCAAGGAATGAAGACAGGTATGTATCCATTTTTACCCTCGACGGCTCCTCTCCACAGATCATAGAAAACACCACTAACACCGTTAGCCGTACTCTCTACAAAGATTGCAGTTCCCTTTTTGCTTGGGACTGCTTGTGTGAGGCCGTTCCAGTTCTCTAGCGCCGTGGACTTGGACCAAAACGCTATTTCAGAAGCATGAACATGGGTTAAAGTTTCACCTCGACCAATACTTTCACCACCTGCCGTCGCAACAACATAAGAACTGTCTAAGACGTCAAATGTAAGTTCACGGCGAGATGAGTATTTAGTATGAGGCTTTAGTAACTCAGGACAGTTCTCATGATAACGCTTTGTCATATCGAACAATGCTCGAGTACTGTCAGAATGGTGAGTAATCACCAGTGCCTTACAGGCCTTCCGCTGAGACACATTGTGGTAAAGGTAGCCACCACAATAGGTACTAAGACCTTGCTGCCTCGCCTTGAGTATTATGATACGAACTTTACCCTCAGACTCTAACTGTTTGTCCACTGCATCTTGAAGTAACTTCTGTGCAGGTTTGAGATTGAGAGACTGTATGTCTCCATCTTTAGTTCTAATCTTTAGGGCTGATTTTGCGTAGAAGTCGAAGTCATCAAATAGTCGTTGTCTGACTGCTTTAAGTTTCTTGTCCATTTTGCTCTTCTTGTTCCTCATCGCTGTCTAGTAGCGACTCCAAGAAGGCTTCTGCCTTACCGATTGTGACTTCGCTCTTAGCGGCAGGTTTTGTCTTAGTAAAATCCAAGACCATTCGAGCCGCTGTAAGGCGGTCTCTATTTTGTGCAGGTTCGCGCATTATCTCGACGGCTGTCTTGAGTGCTTCGACTGCAAATTCGTCGTCGATATCGTTTTCTTTAGCCATTATCGCAACAATCCTTTCAGCATCTGCTTTTGCTTGTTTTCTGATCGGCTTGATCATTTCTGCAGTATAACCGTCTGGAGTTCCTCTTGGACGTCCTGCATTTTTCTTAGGCTTGTTTGACCACTGCTTCCTCAATGCCCTGCCTTCTGGTGTAGACATGAGTGTAGTGAAATAGTTTGCTTTGCCGTGATTTGCCTTTTTCGGGTGAGTAAGTTCCTTCTTTGGTGCTTTCTTCCGAGGCTTCTTTGGTGCGACCATATAAGTCTCCATATGTAGAAAAGGCCCCGAAGGGCCTCTTTACGCTGTTAGGATGCCGCTTGGCATAACCTCTTCATCAGGTTCCTCGAGTCCGAGGGATGCTAACATTCCCATGCCCATAACAGCGGCTAGGATTGTGGCAAACGGATGTGAGTAAAACTGGATCTTTTTGTTTCCGGCTTTCCTAAACTCTTCTCGTATTGCTTTAGCATTGAGAGGCATGATCTCTTTGGCTAATTTTGGATTCATCAGATACAGCCACATTGGATCTACACTCAACTCATTCACATTTTCAGTGTAAGTTCTGAAACGCTCTAAATTACGTCGCCAAGTCTGTTGTGCGGCTTCGTCACCACTTGCTTCAGCCTTTTGAATATTCTTGAGGTATCTAACGATGTCAGGACGTGCCTGTATACTTTCACTCGGGTTATTTTGAGTAAAACCACCT